ACCGCCTGGCGAGCCACGGCGTAGGGCTCGGCCACGTCGTCACCACGAACAAGAACGTGCCCTTCGCGCGGCGCTGTGAGCGACTCGCCGATGGTACCGAGATGTTCTACCTGGTGATGCGCGAGGCGGACCTGGCGGGTGACGAGACTCTGGCGGATTCCCTCCGCACGGGCAGCAAGCGCGTCGTCGACATCGGCGGCGATGGCCAATACGAGCATCAGGTGGCGGTCAACGATAACGGCGACTGGGACGTCGCGAAGAAGCAAAGCGTCTATGTGACGGACGTGTGGTGAGAGGTCTATGTCTTCAGATTTCATGCAGGGCAATCCCGACAGCTCGATTCAAGTTCCCTTCAGCGACGATGAAGCCGTCGACCCCGCCAAGGCGGAGGAGCTAGAAGAAGACAAGCCAGACGCGAGCCCAGAAGAGCGCGTCGCCCGCAAGCAGCGCCGGCAAGAGCGGCTGCAGCGCATCATCCAGGAGGGCAAGCAGAGCAAGGAAGCGCTGGCGGCTCTCCAGGCTGACAGCGCCGCCACGAAGGCAGAGCTGGAGCGGCTCAAGGGTTTCGTCGCGGCCACCGCTACGCAGCGCCCAGCGAACGACGCCCCCGTCGCCGACCCCTACGAGAAGGCGCTCGACGGCATCTACAAGCAGCAAAACGAGACATGGGAGCAGTACCAGTCCGCCATCAAGGACGGCAAGCTCACCCCCGAGCGCCAGAAGTACTTCGAGGACAAGGCTCGGGACTACGAGGCGAAGAAGACCACCATCATCACCCAGCGCGTGCTGGAGCAGCACACGGCGAAGCAGCGCGAGCAGCGCGGCCGCGAGGTGTGGGAGCAGCGGTACCCCGAGGTCTACGGCAACGACAAGGCGTTCCGTTACGCCCAGGCCACGTGGGAGCAGCGCAAGGCGCTCGGCGAGGACCCCACCCCAGCGCTCGCCGATGAGGTGTTTGAGGAAGCCAAGACACGGTTCAAGCTCGGCGCCAAGCCCGCGCCCACCGCGAGCGACAAGGCGCGCATGAGCGGCTTGCCTGCCGCTGGTTCCGGCGGTGGCGCCAAGTCGACGGGCGTCGCCATGACCCCCGCCCTGCACAAGATGGCCATCGCCGCTCACCCGGAGCTGTCAGAGGCCGACGCGCTGAAGAAGTGGACCAACACGACGGGCAAGAAGCTCCGCGACAAGAAGGTGATTTGATGGAGGGCCTGAACCGCGTCCAGCTGCTCGGCAACCTGGGGGCGGACCCCGAGCTGCGCCAGACCCAGGCCGGCGCCGTGCTCAAGCTGCGCTTGGCCACCAGCGAGACGTATCTCGACAAGGACAAGCAGAAGCAGGAGCGCACCGAGTGGCATAGCGTCGTGCTCTGGGGCAAGCGCGCCGAAGGGCTCGCCCGCATCCTCGCCAAGGGCTCCCGCCTACTGGTGGAGGGCGGTCTGCGCACCAGCTCCTACGAGGCCGAGGGCCAGAAGCGTTACCGCACCGAGGTGGTGGCTTCCAACATCCTGCTGCAAGGCGGCGGGCCACCGCGCGCGGCAGCGCCGGCAGCTCCCGCCAGCGCTGGGCCACCTGCCGAGGTGGAGGACGATGACATCCCGTTTTAAGACCACGACGGAAGAGCGCGACATCGTCCTGCACCAGAACGAAGAGCTGCGCAGGCGCTTCCGCATCAGTAGACCCGACATGTACCAGCGGCTCCGGCGCTGCTGCATCTGTCTCCAGCCGAGCTGCGCCGACCTATCTGAGTGCCGCGAAGAGTTCGCCCGGTGGGCGGAGCACAAATGGGATGCCGCCGTGGAGGTGCAGCTCCGCGCTGATAGGGTAGAACTATCGACTTGACAAAATCGATAGGCTGCTTCTAACTAACCATCGCGTCTCCCTGACGGCCCGGAGTGGCTTCGTCGGGGAGATGCCCCAACCAAAGCACGGCGGCACGTCTCCCCACGACGCGCCCGTCAGAACCCGTGGGTTCTGGCGGAGCGTTCGTTGGCAGAAGAGACGGTAGCGCCGGCACCAAAGCGCGGCATTCGACGCGAAGACCCCCCACCGCGTCCGGTGGAGCAAGTGGCGAACCGAGGTTTCCTCGAGGGCCACGACCCGAGCAAGCACTACGTCTGGGTCTCCGAGGTCAACGACCCGACGATCAACGTCGGCTACTACAAGCACCTCGGCTACTCCATCGCGCAGTACGACCCGAGCGAGGCGCGGCCGACCATCGGCTATCAGGAGTACCAGCAGGGCGACCCCATCAAGAGCATGGGCATGGTCCTGATGGAGTGCCCCCTCGAGCGTAAAGCGGCGCTCGATAAGGTGGGCTGGGACAAGGCCTCGAAGATCGAGGACACCATCCGCAACCGCGACGTCGACCCGTTGTCTCCACAGGAGCAGCGCGAGTTCCGCGGAATCACCTCTGTACGCACCGACCAAGACGATCGGCGCAAGTGGCAGTTCTGACCCCACGAGGATCTGAATGGCGAACCCTCATCGTTACGGCTTCCGGTTCCTGAAGAACCGTTGGGGTGGCGACACTCCCGAGATTTACACCGGCTTCTTCGCGAGCGGCTACGCGCCAAACGTGACGGGAGCCACCACGGCAAACGCCAACATCGGCGACCCCGTCAAGCTGAAGGACAGCGGAGCTTTCGAGCTAGTTTCGCCCGGCGACGGCTCCACCGATGACGCTGGCGAGCGCACGTTCGGCATCATCGCCGGCTTCCCGCAGGTGCTCATCAACGGCGCGGTGCGACCGAACGCTTACTACCCGACGGGCACGGTCTACGGCTCCAACCTGAACAACCAGACGGTGGTCCAGGTCATCCCCGTTGAAGGCTGCGTGTGGGAAATCGACACGGCCACGACCAGCGCGAGCTTCGACTCCAAGGCGGAGTTTCAGGCGGTCATCGGTGCAGTCGCCGACTTCACCTACACGCAAATCAACACGACCACGAGCAACCCCAAGGCGAACCCGATGCTGGCGCTCAGCTTCGCGGAGAGCACGACCGTCCGTGCGCTGCGCGTCGTGGGGCTCGGCCGCGGTTTCGAGCAGTACGACCTGACGCTCGCGAACGTGCCGCTGCAGGTGGTGTTCAACCAAGTCCAGGCTTCGCCGTGGCGCACCGCCGGGTCGCAGGAGTAATCCCATGAGCGAAATCTTCACCAGTACCGCGGCGCTCGCTCTGAAGGAGACGCTGGAGGACATCGACACGGACGACCACGGCTCCGAAGGGAGCAAGGCCGTCTTCCCCAAGTGGCTCAACGTGAAGACGATGAGCGACAACTACATCGAGTACTACGAGGTAGCTGGCTCGGGGCTCGCGGGCGAAAAGCCCGAAGGCGAATCCATCCCGGTGGGCACCATCTACGAGGGCCCGCTCACCCGCTTCAACGCTCGCACGTACGGCCAGCGCATGATCGTCTCGGACGAAGCGCTGGAGGACATGAAGTACGACAAGGTCATCATGGCAGCGAAGCGGAACAACCGCTCGCTGTGGAAGCTGGCCGACTTCGACGCGACGCTGATGCTGGTGCGCGCCACCAACACCGCCTTCCCCGGCGGCGACGGTCAGCCGCTGGCGAGCGCGAGCCACACGCTGCCGGGCGGCGGCACCTACACCAACTTGCTGGCAACGGCGATGTCGCCGAGCAAGGCGGCGCTGGTCATCGCCAAGGCGCAGCTGATGCAGCAAGTTGGTCACGACGGGCTCATCGACGGCGTGGAAGAGAAGAAAGCCGTCTTCCCCGTTCAGCAGTGGGGCGTGTGGCGCGAGGTGCTCGGCAGCACGAACGACCCGACGCCGGGCGCGTTCAACGCCATCAACGTGGTCAATCGCGACCTGAACATCACGCCGGTGCCCATCAAGTACTGGACGAACACCACCACCAACTGGGCGCTCATCACTGACGCGGACCTGGGTCTCATGTGGTTCTGGCGGCGCAAGCCCAAGAGCAACACGTGGGTCACCGAGGACAAAACGATGATGAACTACGCCATCACCGCACGCTGGAGCCGCGGTTGGGTGAACCCCCGCGCGATTCTGTTCAGCAACGCCTGAGGGAAACCATGGCCAAGAAGACAAAGATTAAGTCTGCGCCGGCTCTCCCGGCACTGCCTCCCAAGGGCAAGAAGGCGAAGGGCTGCTGATGTCCATCTTCGCAAACGCATACGGCAACTTCCTCAGCTCGGCGTTGCCCTTCTACCAGGCGATGCCGGGCATCGTGACGCCGTTCGGCACGTTGCTCAAGCCGGGCGGGCGCATCGTGGCCTACGTGCGCAGCACTGGCGCGCAGGATGGCGAGGACCACTTCGCCGCTT